GTATGTTAGATGTTCGTACTGCGGGAACTGCTACGCAGCCGACAAGTCCCGCAACTAATTCAGCTACTCTTGAGGAAGAAACTGTTTGGATTAAAATTATGAGTCAAAATCTTGATGGAGTTATGTTCCATAGCTATGAAAGAGACTTGTTTGATTTACTTAAATTAAAAGGTTTTAGAAAAATGCACTGCCATCAGGTTTCTGAGGAAACTGAAGAATTAGACAAAGTTAAAGATAAATATATGAAAGTTTATAAAAAATTGCCTATTTTAACCGCAACTAGAAAGAACCTATGGAAAGAGCATGAAGGATTTTCTAGCGATGGAATCTCCGGAGAAGAAATTGGAAAACTTGTAAAAGAATCTATGCACGCTTATGCCGACTGGGAAAGTGAAGTTTTAGACAACCTATTAACTTGGAAAAGAAATACGAAGGACAGAAAGCTAGTCCATAAGATGATAGTGGATGTTATGGAGGAGCTAGAATTTGTCGAAGCAATTATCAATGTTCTTGAAGAATGTGATTATAGCTACGATAGAGTTTGTGAAATGTCTGACTATCTCGAAGCCAAGTTTTAGATATAAAAAATGGGAAGTGAGTATTTAACTCACTTCCCTTTATTTTTTTGCTCTTTTAGCCAAGGTCTCTCTTTTAAGAATTGTTCTTCTTTTCTCTTAGCTTTTAAATTTCTATAAATATAATGGTCTCCAACAAAGACCCCTTTGTTTTCTAAGTCATGCTGAATCATTTCTTCGTCTATTATGTTTTCTCCACCAAGCGACAAAATAGTTGCCGCCAATGGTGCATATAATTCAATCTTAGAAATTTTTACCACGCACCTACCGGCTTTCTAATTTGAGATTGAAGTAAACAAATTGCGTCAGCTTCATCATCTGAAACTGTAATACAAAATTTAGATTGAACATAAGCAATACTTGCCTTTTTCTGCTCTTCTCTTGTTACTCCTCTACCCTGTCTTAAACTAAGTTTACGTCTCCATTCTGATGGATAAACATATCTAATTTCTATTGTTTTGTCTAAGTCATAAATCATAAAGACTATTGCAGCCTGCAACCAAGATAAAATTTTATAAATTTGAGGATTGCTGCCATCAGGGCGAACTTCTTCAACGACTACTGTTCTTACTCCATTATCTTGAATTAGTTGTCGAACAGCATCTCTCATAATATAAATTCTTTTAATAACATCTTTTGAAGATGAAGTAATGACACCATGCCCTACCATTTCTCCATTTTTTGCTATTGCATATCCAGTTGCTTTTGAACTTAAATCTAATGCTAGGATACTCATTGTTTCACCTTCCTTATCTACAAGGATAGAATATCATATTTTTTATTTATTGTCAAGCGCCTTGGTTAAAAGTTACTTTATAAGAAACGCTTAATTTATGCTCGTGAAAAGCCTGAAGAATAGTTGATATACGCTCTTCAACAGTCCCCTTCTTCTTGTTTTGTGAACGAAAATCAAAATATTCTGAAGTAAGTTTTGGAGAAATGGTGAAAGTATTAGGTTCTTTTAGCAACATTTCTTTTGCGGTTTTTGTATAAACTTTTCCACTATCTATATCAATAGCAACAAAAGTATTTGGAAGTTTTGAACCTTGTTTCAAAGGATTCCCAGAAACAAGGGCCTCATATCTTAAAGCATCTTTTAAAACCTCATCTGCTTCTGTTGTGTCCATAGAGCTTGCATGTAAATTTATCCAATGATTCCCAAACTGGTCAGCTGTTGCAGCAAGAGTGTACATTAAATTTATATCTTGGAGATGAGTCTTTGCGATATTATCAGTTGCTGTATAAGCCTTTACAGTAGCGTCTATATTTTCTCCGTTGAGAGTAATTGAAGCATCGAGTTTATTTTGACTCTGATGAATTTGATAAAGATTTACCCCAGTCTTATCCTCGTATATTTTTTGTACTTTTTTTGATAAAAGAGATGGATTCATAGCAAAATCAAGACCCTCTAACCCTTGGCGAGTTTGTTCTACCAAATAATCAACTAAAGCCTCTTCAGACATTGTTGCGGCGATGTTTTCAGCCGCAAAAACGCAAGCCTCTCCATAGAACCCATTATAGCTTGCTTTGGTGGCTTCTGCTAAGTTAATAGAAGAAAGAGCCGCTGTTAATGCTTTGGCAGTACCATATTCCTTTATTTTTTCTCTATCTGGTAAAATGTCTGACGTTGGAGTTGCTCCAAGACAACGGTAAAATTCCTGGAAATTATTATAAATAGTATTTAAAGTTCTTTCACTTTGAGTTTCATTAAAGGTTTTTATGTTTTTATATATATTGTTGCGTATTTCCCTTGCTCTCTCAATATTCATCTTAGCTTCATTTATTTGAATATCGTTAGACCTTGGCTCTGAAGTTTGTTGAAAAATATCTGTTTTTCCGATTTCTTTTGCAATATATCTCTCTAATTCTCTTTGAATCTTTTCTGCACTATTCTTCTCTCCAGCTCGAATCATTGCTGCTTGCGATACTTGTTTTTTGTAGTCATTTTTTTCAATTCTTTCTTTTAAAGTGTTTAAAGTGCCATCTGAAACAGTTGAAAGAGAATTTATTGCTTCTAAATTTTTTCTTTTTTGAGCGGCTAAACTCGCCGCCAAAGGCTCTTTTACGCCATTAGAATTAACTCTAGCCGTACCATATTTTTTATAGTTATAAACATTTAAATGAACATATTCACCTAACGCACTCATACCTTCTCCTTTCCAAACATAAAAAAAGAAGGGGTGGAAGCCTCCACCCCTTTAAGGTTCATCATTTAAAATGAATCACTTACATAATGGTTCTCATTTTGTATTAGGCTGAGAGGCACCTAAATTATTAACCTACTGATGCTTCACTAGCTGAAGCGCCGTCCTCTGCGTGTGGCATTACTGTTTCAACACTAGAATCTGCGCTAGTGTAGTCTTCAGCAACCTGCATTACGCATAAAACCTTTTTGTTCTTATTGAACATGGTGTACGTTAAACATTCCATACGATTCGCTACTTTCGTATGCGTTCTCTTATGAACTGCTCATAATTTCTTATGAGACTAGACTATATCTTCATCCTATCTTAAGATAGGAGCCTTTCACTTCCACTCGCTTGAGTGTACTCCCATAACGGGATAGTCGTTGAACCTTCACTAAAAATTATAATTTTTTGAGATATGCGTCCAATTTCTTCTGTTTTTAATATGAGAAATTGTCCCTTTGCTTACATTGTACCTGTCTGCTATTTTTTGATAAGACAGCTCTTTCTTTTCTAGTAGAGAACAAATTTCTTCAACCTCTTTTTCTGTTAATTTGTTTGAAGGATTTTTTTCTCCAACCGGTTTTTCTTCTAAACCTGTTTTGAAAGCATGAAGCAAGTTTTCGCTTCGAGTACACCACTCTAAGTTATGAATATTATTGTTATGTTTATTTCCATCAATATGATTGATTTGAAAATTCTGGCTATTTTCTATTGGGTTAAAAGTCTCCATTACCAATCTATGAACTTTAAACATTCTTCTTTTTCCATCTTTTAAATAAAGACTTACATCACAATATCCATTTTCTCTTGCGGTAACACCCATTTGCTTTCCTCCTCTCCAAGGAGTGTAAACATTACCCTCTTCATCTACAGAGTAGGGCATTTTAAACTCAAATCCTGGATAGGCGATAGTTTTTGCGTTTTCATAACTCATTTTAATTCTCCTTTATCGTATAACCATTATACCATAAATTTAGAATTTTTCAAATTTTTAGTGCTTGGCTGCTGATTGCCCAATTCTTATAATTTTTAAACATTCACACTTATTGTTTCCAATTATGTTGTAGTTTATAAGACTCTAAGGGATTTCCAGCAATTCAAAAGGTTTTTATTTTTTCACTTATTACTAAGCGCCCAAGCAATACCAATTTCTACCTGGGAAGGCATCCATCGTGAAGCTGAATGTAGAAGGGTCGCCAGTACTAGCCATATTGAATGTAAAGTTAGACTGAATCTTAACATTTGGCAGAGTAATAGTAGCTGGCATATCAACACCATCGCTCTGACGACGGAACAGTGTATCTGCTTCAACATAATAGTTTCCGGCAAAGTTTTCTGCTCCAATCTGAATCTCACCAGTATTAGCTAAAGTACGTACTACATAGTAGTCAACGAGCACGTTCTTAGTAGCGTAAGTGGAGAAACTGCCAGACTTAGGCACAATCTTCTTACCATCTTCAGAGATACTCAGCTCGTCCTGTGGAATAATTTCACCTGTCAAAGAACCATCTTCGTCTGTTAAAATAACAAAAATTGTTCCAGGCTCATTACAGATAACTTCAGTTCCATTGAGAGCGTTTGTCAAATCAATTTCATTTGTACTTACTACTGTACGAGTAGTAACGTGCATATTTACTTTTTTAGCTTCTGGAGTTTTAAGTAAGTCAGCTCCAGAAAGGATACTCAGGCCGTATGTAGAAAGAAGAGCATCCTCAACTGTAAAAGTGAGTGTCTTTTCCATTTATATTCCATATAGTTCGCAAAGCTATATGCGTTCTCTTATGAACTGCTACACCTTTATATATACGTGTAGATTAGACTATATCTTCATCCTGCTCTTTGCAGGAGCCTAGCGCTTCCACTCGCTTGAGTGTACTCCCCTGGGGGATAGTCGTTGAACCTTTTTACGAATTAAACCTTTTTTGTTTTTTACAATTTTCTGATTGAGTAATTTTTTGCAAGTTTGATAATTTATTATTTTTAGGATTGCCATCAATGTGATCAATAACATATCCACCTAAATCATCATCATTATTAAAAGTACAATAAACAAGACGATGGATATAATAATGTTTATTCCTCTTATCTTTTCCTTGCAAACTTACTCTTTCATAAGTTTGACAATTATCCAAATGTAAAAGCCTATTAGTTTTATTGTTTTTAACTCGCCCCATATTTGATATAGAATATAAAGCATTAAAATTTAATTCTAACCACTTTTCACCATCTAAATCATTTATATGGTAACGAGGAGGCTTTCTTCCTTTTTTTGGATTCTTTTGTAAATGTCTTTGAGTGTTTTCTTTTGGCGTTACCCATTCTAAATTTTCAACACTATTATTTAATTTATTTTCGTCAATATGATTAACATAAGGTAAATTATAGGGGTTTGGGATAAAATATTCTGCGACAAGGCGATGTGCATATACCATTTTTTGAAGTTTTTTCCCTGGTATTTTGTCTCCCAAAGCTAAACCATAAACTCTATACCCTACATTGTCAATTTTTCCAGCGAGAAATCTATTAGACTTTTTACTAAATAATCTTCCGTCCTCATAAATTAAATAATCATCATCTTCTTTTAAAGGCTTAAAACGTAAACTTGGCTGCTGAACGTCTTTCATATTCTTCTCCTTTTTATAAAAATGAAGCATAAAAGATTTAACAGCAATTCACTAGGTATTTCTAAAAGGTGTTACCACCTTCGGATGGTCTAAGACTTATATACTCCATTTAACTTTTAATAATAGTATCATATTTTTAAAAATATGTCAAGTTAAACGAAGACAATAGGTTAGTCTACTGTTCCTTCCCAACTAATCAGACGAGAGTTTCCGCGTCCACCCTGTGCATAAACGCTAGTAGCAGCCTGCTCAAGAGTGGAGGTTTTAGCCGTATCAATATGCAAAACAGGCTGAAGTTTTTTAAACGTTGTTGCGCCAATTTTCTGCTCACTCAGCGCTTTGAAGGTAACATTGGCAATCTCACGAACACCAAAAAGCATATTTTCTTCCTCCTCTAATTATTCTATCTCTTTCATCCAATCCATCCAGTCGTCTGGCAGATCGTCCATTTTTCCACCTGCTAACAAGATAGAAGAAATTCTGTCTGCCTCAGATTTCATTCGGTAGCGATTGAATGTGTCGTACAGCATATAAACTGTATAATTTGACAATGTGATAAGGTCAATGTTCATTCCCGCTTGAACTATTGACATTTGCCTATCTAAGATATGAGTAACACCCTTTTCCCCTTTTTCCGCAGCTAGTCTTTTATGTCTTTCTTCAAACTTCTTAGCTAATTCAGCCGCCAGACTACCGCCAGGATTATACTTCTCTTCCTTGTTTTCTTTTAAATGAAACATTTTCATAAGTATTTCCCGGAAAGCCTCAAAGTTTCCATTATTCAATTCTTTTTTGTTTCCATCTAAATCTTCTAATTCAAAATGAGTTTTTTTAACTCTTACTTTATGTTCTGGAAACAATAGACTAAATAGCTGCAAAATGTTAATTTTATGGGTAATAGCAGAAGGCTCGTTCTCATTTATCATTGTCATAATAATATCAAAATCACTGTATTGTTCTAAATCTTTTTTGTCCTGTCCTTCAACTTTCTCTTTTGTAAAAAGTAAGACACTACATGCTCCATACAAAACTTTATCTCCACCAATCATGGCTATCTCTTTTAAAGTTGGTTGGTGGATACCAGTTTGGAGCGGCAAAAATAAAATATCCGCGCCGGTTTCAAGAGCTAATAAGTTATCCATTATTCTTCCTCAATCTTGTCATCAGTACTATGAATAGCTCTATAAGTCAAAGTGTATCCAGACAATACTTCATCTAAAACCAATTCATTACAAGAGAAAAATTGGAATGTGCCAATGCCTGACAATCTTGAATTGTTCAATAGGCCATCAATAATGCCGGCAACCTTTAATGGTCTTAATCTAAAACTTCCAATATCCCAATAATCTGTATGACATAAAATATCAAAAGAAACAGTACAATCTCTAAATTCTGGGTTGCTGGCATTTGTGGTAAAATTATCAAAAGAAATAAGAAGATAAGATTTTACTTCTTCATGCTCTCCAAATTTAACTTTTGGCTCTAGTCGAATATAACCATCACTTCTTAATTTGGCGAGACTCATTTCCTTAATTCTTTTTTGAACATCTTCATTCGTGGTATTCTCTAAACAGTCTTTGGTGTTAATAGTCAATAGACGAATTAGTTGTTCGCTATATGGATTGCTTTCCACAAATAATTTCCTCAAAATCTTTTCATAATCTCTTTCACAAGATAGAAATGAGGATTTGAGCTTGTGCATCCCAGGCGGGTAAATTAAATCTCTTCCCATGCGGGACCTCCTTTTCCTCCATTTGAATTAACCATTAGGCTGAAATCGAGGCGCCGCTAAAGCACTAAGACCTCAACATCTAATGTTAATTCTTCTAAGAAATCACTATAAATAAACATTAAATTTCCTTCAGTTTTAGGTATAGTTACAGTTAATTTTGGTCCTTTAATATTCAACTCTTGAATTTTTCCGTCTTTGTATTTTACAGACCATGTACCATCTTTTCCAGCGTCAATGGCTTCATAAGTAACTTTACTATACTGATAAACTTGAATAGGACCTTCAATACGACTTCCTTCAGTTGGTCTAATAGCTTCTTTTTCAGCCAGAGCTTCTTTTCTCTCAGCCTCTACTGATTCTTCAATCGGATTCTCAAAATATTCGTCTAAACTAATTTTGATAATACCGTCTGCGTAATAAGGATTTGAAGCTACAACTTGCCAATTCATTTCTCTGTTTGTGATTTCCTCTTTAACTTTAATAATACTAAAGCGATGAAAGAAGTCAACTGTATTGGCGTCTTTTGTAATATACATCTCTAAAGAATGATTCATTTCATTCCATTCAACGCCACCCTTTTGTGCCCATGTAAGAGCGGTCTCTACGGGGCCGCGGATATAGACATGATATTCTTTTCCGTTAACCAAAGTTGTTTGGTCGCATCTCCTAATTTGGCATCTAAAATAGGCATTTTCTTCAATGTACTCTAAATAATTTAACCAATAGGTTTCAGTTTCTTTCCATTGAAAAACGTCACCAGGTTTCATTCCAACTTCTTCTTCTTCTCCTGTTGTTAAACAAATATCAGAATAAGGAATTGAAACAATTTTGTTGTCATAATCTCCTGATTGTTTATCAGGATTGATTAAACATCTAAATTCTCTACCATCTGATAAAACGGCAGTTTCTGCTTGATAAGAGTATAAAAGAGCTTTCTTCAATCCGGCAACTTTATCTTTGTGCATACGGAGTTCTTGGTTCTGCCCTCCTCGATAATCAAGTCTCGCTTTCATTCCATCTCGAAGCCCCATAGACTCTTCCTTTCCTAGAATGATTCTTTTAATTCCTCAAAAAGAGTTAAACATTCAAAAATTATTTTTCTATATAAAGGAAAATCTTCTTTCTTTGTTAAAGAGTATAATCCTTCTAATTTACACAAGAGAGAAAACAAAATTTCATGTTTTCCAATAAGCAAACTATCCATTCCTGTTAATTCTTCCAAAATAGAGTCCAAACTCTTCTCCCAGTTTGATTCTTCTTCTCTTAGTGGAAGCAATTTAAAAGTTTGGTTCAATAGTCTACGAATGTTATTTTTAATAGCATCATTCTCTATTGAACCATTTCTTTTAATTATCATCTATATTCATTATTGAACCGAGAGTAGGTCTAAAGATTCCATTTTCATCTTTTAGACGCCGTTTATATAAACGCTGTAAAGCGAAACCCTCTTGTTCATACTTCTGTTTTAGTTGGGATAGTTTAGCCATGTGGTTGGCTTGTGAAGTAAATTTAAAGTCGTTACCAGAATACTTCATTCGGGTATTTTCAATACTAGCAAGCTGTTGTCCAACCCAAGCTACCACCATATAAATTGCAATAATGTTAATTTCTTCTGGAGACAAATCTATATTAAACTCCTCAAGCATCTCATTATAGTCATAAATATCTACTCTAGGAAACTCAAACCAATGCAAAGATGTTTCTAACAATTCCAATAACATTGTTTTAGTTTCTTCTTCTGTCATCTCCAGAAACATATCATCTGTGATACGACTATAAAAAGACTTATAAACTTTTTCAAAAGGTGTGCTCATATTTTACCTCTTACTTTACAATTTTATATTTTGGCGGTTCTGTGCGGCGACCTGTTTGCTTCGTAGTGGTTTCTTCTTCTTGTGTCTGAGCACTAGCTCTACGAGTTTTTGGTTTTGGTTTTTCTTCTTCTACAATTTGAGATTCTTTGTTGATACGAATTGCGTTTGTTACATCAAACTCCAAAGCATCATAGATAGCTTCACGCTTATTCATATCATTTAATTGCAGCTCAACTGCTAAATCTTTAACAGTGTTCAATACTCCAACCGGAGCAAAATCTAAACAATCCTTTAACTCATCTAAAGTTCCAGTTAAAAGCAAATCTTTAATTTCTTTTTCTGTATAATAATATTCAGGCTCTACTTCTCCAAGCAGCTCGGCAACAGCTTCTTCATTTCTGACGATTAAGCAATTTTCTAAAAGGTAGTGACCTCCTGAGCGGCCATCGAGTTCCCGCAACTCTCCCATTGTAACTTCTTTTGTTTGTTTTGGTTCAAACTGTCTACGAACATTTCTTTCTGGTAAACTATAACCGGTACGCCCAAAAGAGCGATTTGTTACTTTAACAATAGTTTCATTATTCAGCATTTAATACTCTCCTTTTTCTCCTTGTGATACAAATAAAGCGGGGGCTTTAAGCCCCCGTATAATAACTAGCGCTTAAACGCAGTATTAAGTTTATTTATTAGCGAGTCAGTTCGCTATTTACATAAGCGCAGATGTTGTTCATAATAATGTTTCCAACGCCGACTTTCTTGTAAGTCTGAACTTCTCTTGAATAGTCTTCATTTTCAACTTCACGAACGATTGTATTGCCCTCGAATACAATTTTAACTGGTTTTTCAGCGCCACTTGGAATGATGTAAGCAACAGAAGGGTCGATTACTTTTGTTGTGTTAGTTTCATCTTCATAAGACTGTGGCAGCACGATTACTTGATGACCTTTATAATTAGCCAGGTATCCTTTAGACCATTTTTCAATCTTATGAGTTTCAGCTACCCAACCCTGAGCAGGAACCATTGTAGCTGCAAATTCAAATGTGCAGTAAATAGCAGCTGGTCCGCCATAAGCATCAGCAATCTGAATCAGACGGTCCATTTCAGCTTCATCAAAACCAGTCTGATTAGAGCGGTTAGCAGCAGGAAGCTGACTAACAGCAGCTTTCAGGGAACGTTCAATTTCGATATAAATTGCTTCGTCCAAACCTTCAAGCATGATGTCCAGAACATCAGACATCTGGATACGACCATCGAGAAACTCCTCGAAGCCAATCTGAGCAGCACCACCAAGAGCGTTAGTTGGTACTTCATAGTTACGTCCGTCCAGTTTGAATACTTCGTAACGTCCAGCCAGACCTACGCGAGTAACGAACTGTTTAGCACGTCTTTTTGCAGCAGTAGTGATACGCTGAGTAAAAATCGCTTTGTCTCCCTGTGGAATAGTGCGAGTTTCTGCAAACTGCCCATAAGATTCCAGAACTTTTTTAGGCAGAACGTCATCAATAGTTTCTTCAATCAAACGGAAGATTGCGTTTTTATTTTCTTCAAATGTTCTATAGTCACAAGCGTATTCATTTAATTCTTTACGCAGTGTGTCATTTAATTCAGTATAGCTAAATTTATCTTCACCAAAAGAATAAGCAACAGCAGAACTAGGAGTTGCATTAGCAGTGATTTTAGCTAACTGTGTCAAATCTTTAAAATTCATTGCCATGTTCTTTCTCCTCCTTACGCAATACGCATCAGCTTAACAGCTGGCTGGCCATCTGCCATTGTGTACACTTTAGCAATTTCAAACTGGATTGTTCCATCACCGTCTTTTGCTAAATAACCTTTAGCGTTAGGGGAAACAACATCTCCAACATTGAAATCTCCCATATCAACTTCTTTGTCATCTGCGTCATTACCAAGAGCCAGACAGTTAGTTGTATAAATGTCACCAATGTTAGTTTTCAGGCAACGTGGAGTCATCTGACCTTCAAAAGGGCCTGTTCCATAGTGAGTTTCAGGACCACCTGGTGTGAAGTCTTTTTTCTGCATAGCATAATCTTTATAGTACTGACGTTCTTTATAAAGTTTTACTTCATTGAAAACCATCAGCCATTCACCTTTACCAGTGAAGTTTACTTCGTGATTTGCATAATCATATTTTACAAACTGACCATTCTCCAGAATTTCAATATCTTTTGCAGCTGGAAGCTGAGAAGGGAGCTGGCCTGTTTTCTGGGCAGACAGTAAATTAGGTTCTACTTGTCCAAAGCCTAAACGTTTCATTCAGTTTTTCCTCCTTATAATTAACCATTATGGCGGTTATTTCTTAATGCAGTAATGTATGCCGGTACACTTCCTGCTGTTCCTTCCAGAGAATAAGTCATTGGAATTTCTTTTTCTTCTTCCTTAACTTTTTCTTCGGAGAAATTTACCTTATTTCTTACACACAAAATTGCAAGTTTAGCTTCAATTTCATCATAAGAATATTTGGCTTTATTGGAAATTACATCAATTTTATCTTCATCAGATAACATAGAGTAACTTTCAATCAATTTATCTTTCTTCTCTTCCTCGATTTGCGCTTTAAATTCACGCAGAGTTTTCACTTCTTCTTCAAGATTAGAGAAGTTTGTGCGGGCCTCTTCGGCCTCTTTTTTGATAGCCTCATAATCGGCCATTAGAGTATTATATTTATCTTCCAGTAGTTCATACTCTTTTTTCTTCTTTTTATCTTCTTCATCTTCTTCTTTAGAATCAGAATCTTTTTTATCTTCTACTGGCTCTTCTTTTTTCTCTTCTTTTGCTGGCTTCTTATCTTCTTTTTTATCTTCAGCAGCCGCCTGTTTCTTTTCTTCATCTTCTTCTTTCTTTTTAAAAGATGTTTCAGGTTCAACAGGTAAAGAAGTTTCTTCAACGATGTCTTTTACTTCTTCAGACATGGAATCTCCTTTCTTTTGCTCAACTAGGACTTTTTGCAAATCTTCCATCATTGAGAATAGGGTGTTCTTAACTTTAGAAAAATTACTAGCTTTTACCGACGCACCTTCAAAACAAGGTTCAACATCATCTCCTAAAATGCAAAGTTTGGAGAACGTTGCGTCATTGATAATGAAAAAATCTAAGTTTTTATTCGGGTCTTTTGCCCATTGTCCATTTAAGGTCTTTTCTTCTAACTCCATAGACTGACCTTTTCCTGAACTGATAACAGACTGACATTCTGGGAACTGTTCTGTCCAAAGATAGCCAGTTGTCATAAGATACTCTCTAACGCAAGTGTTACCAAGCTCATCTGTATCCTCAAAGAATTGAAACCAAACCTTTGCGTCAGGAGCCACAAAACCATAAGGCTTCGTTACACACGTAAACTCAAATCCTTTTTCTTCATCATAAACTAATCTACTACCGTGGTCATCAAAATCTTGCTTTTGTTCGTCATAGACTCCAACAATAGGGCAGCCTCTAAGAGTTTTAGACATCTCAGCGGCTACCTCTTTTGTTATACAAGAGCCATTTCTATTTTGACCTACATACATCACCTTAATATCGCAAGTGCTCATTAAAGGTGAAATATCTACCGGCTTAAGGTTAAGAAATTCAGGAGAATCAAGAGTGCTTACACTTTTGTTCATGTGTATAACTCCTTTCTCTTTTATTTAACTTTAAAATAAACGTTATTCTTTTCTAATCTTTTGTCCTAAGATTCAGATTCTTGGTTTTGCATACGTTTTTCACTTGTAGCTTTTCCCTGTTCTTCATTTGTTGGTCTGCCACCTTTTTTCTCATCATCAGTTTTTGCTGCTGAATTTGTTTTCTTGGAAGAAGTTTCTTCCTTCAAACTTTGAGCATTCATAGTATTAGAACTCATTGGTGGCACTAAACGCTCAACCAAATTTAGAACATCATTTTCAAAATAAGCTGTCGCTAAAATTGAGCTTTGAGATTGTCCAAGAGCAATCTGTGGAAGCATTTTGGAGTAACCCAACTGTGTCATTTCTTTATACTGCTTAGAAATATCTTTATAATTATAAATTGTTGTTGGCAAAATACTTGCTCTAAAAGAGTATTGTTTTGCACTTCCATTGTATTTCAAATCTAAGATATTGTTTAACAATGCTTCAAATTGCAAAACTAAATCCAATAGTGCGGCTTCATCATTTAAAATAGATTTCTCTAAAGCAATATTTCCATCAGTATTGAACTGCATTTGGGAAACACCAGCAGCATTGAATACGGCTCTTTCAGCTTTTGCCACATCATCAGAATCAGCACTAGTTTTTGTTTCAGCCATATCTTCAACAGAAATATCAGCAACTGTTGTAAGGACGTCAATACCAACAGCCTGACCAATCATATTGACTGCTGCTCTATGTAAATCTGCCATTTCATCTGTATCAAAGACTAAGTTATAATTCTTGTCGAGCGGGAACTTCTGTACAAGAATTTTTAATAATTCTTGCTCCTGTTTTTTTCGAGCAAGAGCTTGAGTATCTTCCAAATCAATTAAAGCTGGAATAACAGACATAAATAAAGGCGTATCTTCGTTGTTTATATTGATTTTGATTCCAAAATCTGGGTCTAACATATACCAACCTTTTGTATCTCCTTGGAACATTGGTGGTAGCTTGCCTCTGATATAAAGCATATAACCTTTTTTAAATTCTGGCGGGAAAAGGTTCAGCATCCTCTTTCTCTGTTCTTCATCTCTAAATTGGTCATCAAAATACTTCATGTTGAACTCAACGACTGGCCGCCCATCAGGCCCGCAGAATCTTGACCGACAATAGTAAGAAGGTAGCTCTTGAATCATTGGTCTATTCTTATTTAAAATTAAATAGCCATAATAGCTTCCTCTGCGTACAACCTTTAAAGCGATGTCTCCAAAAGCCTTTTTAATTTCAAAAGCATCAAAATATTTTAGAGCTTCGTCAAATTTTTGTAGACACTTGTTTTGTTTTGTTTCGTTAATTTCTTCATTTATGTATGGAGTAATATACCAATCATAACGATACATTCTGGCAGCATATTTACATAGTCTTGAATAAATACCATTTGTTCTGAAATAATAATCAGAAACCTCAATCATTTTAGGATAGTCCAGATTCCCAATAGCCTGCATGATATTTCTTTTATCAGACATATCAGGTCGAGCTTTTTTGGTCTGGGTTTGAGTGAAAATCGCATCAGAGAGTGTCTGGGCGCCGATTTTAATTTTACTGAAATCTACATGTTCTTTGCCATTCAAATTGTTTCACCTTTAGGGACGCAATTCGGCGCGCCCATATCCTTTCTAATATCCCGCAAGGCGAAAGATATAATCATAAGAGATTAAACTTTCGTCTGTGTATGGGATAACAACAAGAGTATAACCATGTTCTTTACAATATTCTCTCTTTAGTGTATCATTGTGGACCTGTTTCCGTAAGCCTTCAACACCTCCAAAGACACTCTTTGGTTTGTAGTGCTGTCACTGGACTCCCTGATATTCAATCAAGAAGTCTATTTCGCCACCATCGTCAAATACACAAAAATCGAATCGTAAAGGATTACCCCTTGAACTTACCAAATCTGGAAAAGAGTATTCTTCTTCAAAAACTACACCATTCCTTTGTAAAATTTCTTCTATTTTAATTTCTGCTCGAGATGCTCTCACGTGGCTCAACCCTCCTTTCTATCCTCAACATAGTAACGCCAAGATAAGCGTTCACCAGTTTCAGGATGCTGTCCAGATGTTCCACTTCCCTTTTTTAAATGAGTGCATAGTGCATTTGCACTAGTACCACACCATCGAGAAGCAGCTGCAAGAGAATCAAAAACTTCTCCGGTATTTATACATTGAACAGCTTTACATCTTCTTTTTCTGTATTCAGGGTCTTGCCACAAATCTCTTACTTTTTGAGGGTCTGGCATACATTTTTTTCTATATTCAGAGTTTTTCCATAGCTCTTTATTTCTTTGAGAAGTTTTTTCTCGTCTCTCTTGAGTCCAAGAGGCTTTTTGAGCCTGTCTATATTCCTCTGTTTGCCACTTACTTGCCATCATTTTCCCTTGAGCTTCTTTATACTCTGGAGTATTCCTTTGCTCTTTTAACTTTGAAACAATTTTCTCTTTTTCAATAGGATTGTTCCAAAGGTCTGCAAAATGATAGCCTGAAGCATTAGAACTTCTTATATTATAACCATTTAAAGGGTTTGTAGAATCATACAATTTTATATAATACGATTCTCTTTCATCTGCCATTTCCTTTGTTAAATTTTCTTCTAAAATAATATGGTCGAAATTATCCCAACCATAATTATTTATATCTCTAAAGAAAAAGGTATTCCCTTTATAGCCAGCCCCTTTTCGCCATCTGTCTTCTGGCTTTTGACATGTCTGTCCTACATAAACCAAGCCATTGATTCTGTTTCTATGAAGATAAATACAATAGCGTCGTAAGTTTGAAGACATAGGTACTCCTTTCTACATTAAATAAATTATATCATCTTTAGTTTCTACTATTTTGTCCGCGGGACCCACTTGGCCGCTTCTCGGATGGTATTCCCGCATCAATTAAATAACATTAAAGAAGACATTTTTCTTTTCTTTCTTCTTTTCTTTAAATCCTCTTGTATGTGAACATAATGAAGTCCATAAATAAATGCAGAGAATTTATCTTTCCTAATACTTTTAGAAGAACGCTTCAAAACAATATTTAAACCTTCTGTTGACTCAACTAAATTGAGTAACTCTTCACGCAGCGTAGTAGTTGCCGCATAAGGTTTAAGATAAGCATATCTTTGTGGCGTAGACATGCTTCTACCAACTTGTGTAGCAAGTAAATTTGTTTTAGCTTCTGTTTCATCAATTAACAAATTTACCTTTCCGGCGCTTAATTGAGACTTTGCATAAGAATACATCTCGGAGTTCATGCCGGCATTAGCTTTAATTATATATAAAGCATTTAATTCTGTCGCTTGCGTTCTGAATGCTTTGTACTTGCCATCGTCATCATTTTCAACACCAAAAGGAGGTAATATGTCTCCAGTCTCTGGGTCCTCATTTGAAATAACTAAAAAGTCTACTAAACCAGCACCAACACCATTGCCATCGACCACCATTGACTGACATTTATATTGATAATACAAGCGTTTCAAGTGTATAGACTGAATACCAAAATGTTCGGCCTCAAAGCTATAAATATTTACTAAATTTTTTATATCTTGACCATACTCTTGCGGATTTATTTTCCAAATACAGGCTTCAGTGGTACATCCGAATCGTCCAACATCGACACTCATTATGTAATATCCATGTTTTCCTTTTCTCTCTGAAGCTGTTGTTTCTGCTTGCTTTAAAACTCTATTCTTATCAATAATTTCAGGAGTAAAGAAAGCATCTTCACTTGCGCCACTCCATCTACTATTATATTCTCTATCAAAGCTCTCTTCTCGAAAAGTGTCCTGACTTCTTAAGTCATCTACGAAGGTTTCTTTTAGCAAGCCTTCTTTAACAGGAATCTGATAAGTTCCGCCCATTACCATTACTTCATCTTGGTCAATAGCACCGCGAACAAACAATTCTTTAAGTTTTTTAAAGGCAAAAGACTCTCTAAATCCGGCTGTTGTAATATAAACCTGACTTTGGTTAATAATTTCTTCTGGATGCCTGGTTCCATCAGGAAGCAGCCTATCAACATTCATCGTAGGAATCAGGATCTCGTTCAACGCGTCTTGGTCAATCAATATCGCTTCCTCAAGAACGCCCGCTGTACGACGTTGACCGCGGGAAGTTTCAGTGGCCGGCATATTTCCTAATTTAGAACCATTCTTCCAAACATAACTGACAGTATCTTTTGAAGTTTTTGAAGCTCCTCGTTCATGGTTAATTTCATTTGCAAAAGCTGGTATTAGGCTTTCAATCTCACTAACCTTTTGCAGCGTAATGGATGCCGCCTGCTCCTTGCCTCCGGTGGAAACGAATACGTCAATACCAGGGTAAAGGGTGCAACGAATCATCTGCAACAATACCGTCAAAAAGGACTTACTAAATGCGCGGGGAAAGGTACCGTAAAAATAGCGGTGTCGGCATGCTGCACGCAAAAAGATGCGCTGATAGGTGTAGAATTTAAACTTCGATTCAGGACCCTTCACAAAGTCCACGAAAATATCTGGATATTCCCTAAAAAAAGCGATGAGATTCCTCATTTCAGGAAGAATCTCTCGCAACCTTTCTTCAGACATACCTTCTTTTTTAAATTCTCTTTGATGGGATTGGTGTAAAATCGCTTCTAAACTCATATTCCCACCCTTTGAGCATCTTCTTTAGCCTCTTCTGCTCGTCTTTCTTTTTCAACCACAAAATCATCATCTGTTAAAGTTTTCTTAATACCAGTCTTCTTTTCCTCTTGTCTGTCTTTCTTTTCTTCCTCTTGCACTTTTTTCTTCATCAAATAATTTTCCATAGCGTCTGCCAT